GGTCTGGATCGGTTACGACCCGAGCCGCACCCGCGACGATGCCAGCTGTGTGGTCATTGCTCCACCGCTCGAGGACGGCGCCACGTTCCGGATTCTGGAAAAGCACAGCTGGCGTGGGCAGTCGTTCAAGTATCAGGCCGAGCAGGTCAAGAAACTCACCGAGCGCTTCAACGTGCAGCACATCGGCATCGATACCACTGGCATCGGTTACGGCGTGTTTGACCTGGTGCGCGACTTCTACCCCCGTGCGACCTCGATCCACTACAGCCTCGAAACCAAAAACACCCTGGTGCTTAAGGCGCAGGACACGATTCAGGGCAGCCGGATCGAGTGGGATGCCGGCTGGAACGACATCGCTCAAGCGTTCCTGACGATCAAGCGTGGCACCACCGGCGGTGGCCAGGTCACCTACAGCGCATCGCGCACCGACGCCTCCGGTCATGCCGATATCGCCTGGGCAATCATGCACGCCCTGGCCCACGAACCACTCAACACCAACAAACAGCGGCGCAGCCGCTACACACTCAGCGGACCAAGCACCCATGGGCAAACCAGTAAAAAACCAGCCACAAAAACCAGCACCAGGTCCGATGCGGGCATTTTCGTTCGGTGCACCGGAACAGGTCCTGACCGAGAACATAGGGCATTACCTGGGCGTGTTCGCCACCCACGACGGAAAGACCTACACGCCACCGGTGTCACGCCAAGGCCTGGCCAAGCTGCTACGCGCCAACGCTCACCACGGAGCCATTCCCGGCTTCAAACGCAACCTGCTGCTGCGTGAGTTCATTGCTTCGGATGGATGCTCGGTTCAGACCATGAGCCGTGCAGGTTTGGATTTCATGGTGTTCGGCGAAGCATACTTCCGACGTAATCGAAACGCCTTCGGCCAGGTACTGACGATGGATCACCTGCCCACGATCAATATGCGGGTAAGGGTCGGCGGGGGGTTTGTGATGCTGTTGCCGGACGGCAAAAAGGTGGAATTCGAAGAGGATGAAGTCGAGCACGTCATGAACTACGACGTCGAACAGAACATTTACGGTGTGCCCGATTACCTGGGCGGCATGCAGGCGCTGTTGCTCAATGAGGCCGCTACCCTCTTCCGCCGGCGCTACTACAGCAACGGCGCGCACGCCGGTTACATCTTCTACACCAACGACCCGAACCTGACTGAGGAGGACGAAGAGTCCCTGCGCGATCAGATCAGCGCGAGCAAGGGCGTGGGCAACTTCCGATCGATGTTTGTGAACATCCCGGGCGGGGCCGAGAAGGCCATCCAAATCATCCCGGTGGGTGATTTCCAGGCGAAGGACGAGCTGGAGAAGGTCAAGAACATCACGCGCAACGATGTAATCGCTGCCTGGCGGATGAACCCCGCACTGGCCGGCATCATCCCGGAAAACAGCGCGGGCTTTGGCGACATCGAAAAGATCGATCGCGTGTACACCAGTAACGAGATTCGACCGATCTGCCAGCTGCTCAACCAGCTGAATGACACGCTCCGAGAAGACAGACGATTCACCTGGAAGAATCCAGAATAGGCAGTGGATTCCACTACATCCAGTGCGTAGCTAAGAGATTGCCACTACATAGTGTGGCAATATAGTGGCGATTGGCTGCCCTGGGGAGGGACACAATGCGAGTTACTTGCAAATGCGGACACAAGGGCCGGATCGCTTCGCGAGACGAGCTATCGATGGATTTTGCGAAGTTGTACTGCCAGTGCCTGGATGCAAAGTGCGGGCACACATGGGTTGCGAATCTAACGTTTTCACACACGTTGAGCCCATCAGCTCAGTCATTCGAAAGGATGTTGTTCGACCGTTTGAGGGATATGCCCAGGGCAAAACAGCGGGAGCTGTTTGAGCAGCTTGGCTCACAGGCCGTGGCGTGAGGCGCAAACCGCCGACTAAAGCTGTCGGCGATCGGTTACATGGAACGGGCTATCAGCGATCGGGAGATCAACTGACTACCCGTTCCTCTGGAATGGTCGCCAGTGCCTCGGTAAGGCGCCGGAGTTGCTTTCGATCTTCTTCAGTCAACTGACGGTAAAGCCCTACCAGACGACGTTCGATTCTCGAAAGGGCGTGCCATTCAAACTCAACAGTCTGTGTATGGCCGTTATCGATTTTTGTGCGATCCAACATGCTCACTACTCCATATAAGTGCATTGCTGAATCGACGTTATCGGGGGCAGGGAACGGCTTTAAAACCGAGGGGCGATGAATGCCTTACATGCTTTGTTACAAGTTAATTCGAACTTTTCGCTACGTCGTCCGCGATCGCCTGGAGGAAGCGACGAACAGATTTTTGGTCATCTGGCGGCATGCTGCGATAGCGCTTCACCATCACTTCCTCATCCTCGCTCAACCCTCCAACGGGAGAAGGAGTCCGAACACCCGTGACAACGTACAGGATGTCGAGACCTACGGTATGCAAGGCCTTCAAATAGCCAGTATCCGGGCGACGCTCATCACGTTCGTAGCTCCCTTGAGTGTTCCGGGTCACACCACCTATCTGAGCCATTTCCTCTTGTTTAAGGCCCAATCGAACCCTTTCCTCGCGCAAGCATTCGCCCGCACTCAACTCCGAGATCTCACTCGATGACAACTTTTTCAAACTTTAGCCCCTTTACAGGACAAATAAACTGGTCATAATCGGCGCCGTACGAACACGAACCCACACAAACGCACACGAGCGAACACTATGCCCGCCACCCTTACACCCGAGCAAGCCCGTGAGGCCCTGGATCACAAAGGAATGAGCATTGCGGAGTTCTGTCGCATTCATTCACTGAATAAGAATTTGGTCAGCGACCTTTTGAACGGTCGTAAAAAAGGTCGCCGTGGGGAGGCACATCGCGCCGCAGTGTTGCTTGGTATCAAAGACGGCGTGATCGAACAGTAATGGCACTGAGCCACAGGGAAAAGTAGAAGATGAAAAGCCCAGTTCTGAAAACACGCCGCGAAGCAATGCGGCAAATAATTCTGGCTCTACCAGGTGGCAGGGATTACGCCACTGTTCTTCTTGGATTTGAGGACGTAAAGCAGTTCGACAATCACTTCTACGAAAACAGCCGTCCACTCTCGGAGGCGCAGGTTTATCAACTGGAGCAAGCGGCCGGCACCCACCACTACGCGAATTACATCGCAGCTTTATACGACGGCATGTTCGTGCCCATCGCAGATCCTGAAACACTCGACAACGTAGAGCTGTATGCCCGTTCGGTGCAGGCCGCAGCAAAACGGGGGACGGTCGACCAGATCATTGCCAAAGCTCTTGAAGACGGGTCAATCAATCAGTCGGAGGCCGATGCCATCCTTGCAGCGGACAGCCTGCATATGGCTGCCAGGCATGCGGAAATTCTGGCGGTGATTCAGTTGCACTCCAGCGGACGCCAATCGTGAGGATTGAGCCGAGTAGCAGTGCAACTGAGCGATCAGTGAGCCCTGGGCTTTTGCGCTCTGGCCTTCAAGGCCTTGATGGCGGCGACCTCTGCTTTGAAGTGATCGACTCTCAACAGTACCTCGTCGAAGTTGATGCTGACGTAGCGATCAGTGAATTCCTCTTTAGTGCAACTGTAAGCAGCGGCAAAGTAATTATCTGGCACCCGGCCTTCCAAAGCTGCACGCAACTGCAGGTAGTAGTCCTCCAATCCTTTGAGCCGGTTTTCAACTTCCGTTTTTCTATAAATCGCCATCCAACAATCTCCGAGGTTTCTTATGTCCAATAATACTCAACCGCCTTTCACCCTTTCCCATGACGAAGCCTTCGCACTGGACGAGCATCTTCTGGAAATGACTCACCACTTGATCGAGGTGAAGTGGGCCATTCGTAAAGCTATGAAGGCAGAAACTTACACTGGGAGCGATGTCCGTACACATCTATTTTCCGCTCTTAAGGAACTGACCTTTGCGTGCCAGGTTTTTGAGCCTGCTCACACTCCAGAAACTGCCCAGTAGTTTGCGAGCGGGGAATCCAGATGAGCACTTTGCCTGCTGCACAGCAGTATCAAGACACGCTCCAAGCGGCCGCCCTTGTCTTTCTTGAGCGTCACCAGTGTGAGCACCTGCGTGACGACGGTCGTCTATGCGATCGAGCTGTTCAACACCTGGTCGCCGACTATGACGTGCTGACTCAATTGGCAGAAAAGATCGTCCACCTTGCCTTCGGCAACATGACTGCTCTGTTTGAAAGACAGCGCCTGGACGTTGTCAGCAGCACGTCGACGCACACCGTAATCGTCGACCCATCTACCGGACACGCTTGGTCTGTCCCTGTAAGCCTGATCTACGAGCGAATTCTCAACGCACCGGACAACGGTCGTTTTCGCGTAACCGCCCCGTAACAACCACCCGATAAATCGCCTACCCCACCCCCGTGGGTTTGGGTGAGCTGCGTCTGCAATTGAGGTTTGACGATGGAAAACGCCATGAACATCAACGCAAAACTGACACCAGGTCAGGCCCAAGCGCTCTTGGCCAACCTGCGTGAGCAATACCGTCTCAGCCTCAATGACCTTTGGTACGCAGATCAGTACCGCCTGATTCCCGATGGCTTGCGCCACGGATCAATTCTCGCCAACAGCCCTGTGATGTCTGCTCAAAAGCACCTGATCGGCGCCCTAACCCAAAGCCTCGGCCTTAGCCTCAAGGCAGTGAAGTAATCATGAGAGACGATCTGCGTCACGACGTTCTGCAGCGCATCGAGTCCGAATTCGGCCTCAAACACCGTGCGCCCACCAACTACATGCGTGGGGGAACTTGTCCCAAGTGCAACAAAAAGGAGCTGTACACCCGTTTCGACAGTCCGTGGCAGCTGATTTGTGGTCGGCAGGAAAAGTGCGGCCACACGGTGCATGTGAAAGAGATCTACGACGACCTCTTTGAAGACTGGAGCAAGCGCGTTCCAGCTACTGAGAACGCCCCCACAGCGACTGCCCGTGCATATCTTGAGTTTGCCCGCGGCTTCGATATTTCATTGATCGGCGGTTGGTTTACTCAGGAAACGTACTACTCCACCCAGCACGACGCTGGCAGTGCGACGGTACGCTTCACCCTGGAGAAAGGCGGCTATTGGGAGCGCCTGATCGACAAGCCGTCGCGCTTCGGCAAGATGAAGGCTCGCTTCAAGCCGGGTGAGTCCTACAAAGGTTTTTGGTGGTGTCCTCCATGCGTCGACGTGCTCGAGGCGAAAGAGATCTGGATTGTCGAGGGGATCTTCGATGCGCTTGCCCTGGTACATCACAACATTCCCGCCGTGTCGGCAATGTCCTCAAACGCCTTCCCAGCAGACTCGTTGCAAGCACTTGTAGCGGCTCGCCCAGGCAACCTGCCAAAGCTGGTTTGGGCGCTGGATAACGAACCTGGTGCACACGCTTACACCAAGCGCTGGGTCCGTATGGCCCGTGAACTGGGATTCACCTGTGAAGCAGCCCAAATCCCTCAGCGCGACAAGAAGAAGGTCGACTGGAACGATCTGCACCAGCGTTGGCAGTTCCTGGACGAAGGCGAGAAGCGAGATGGTCAGGTCGACATGGATCTCACCATTGCTCGTCTCCACGGTGCCCTGCTGATCGCTGAGAGCGCCACGGAAAAGGCGCTGGTGATGTTCGACTGGAAGCGCCGCAGCGAATTCCACCTGGAGTTCGGCAACCGCCTGTACTGGTTCAAGCTCGATCTGGA